AAAGAGCTTTGGATTAATAACTGACGAGTTACATCAGTGAAAGCACCAAGAGTCTTAGGCGTCATAGAGATGTTGCCAACAGTCATTTCTGACTCGCTCGCAGCACCACCTTCAGAAGCAATCCAAGCAGCAGATGCAGCAGTTAGCTTCTTAGGAATCTTAACGTCACCAGATAGACCAGATAACATTGTTGCACCAGCTTGCATAACAGAAGATGCATTGCGAAGTACGTCAATGAAATCACCGCCACGGTAATCATCGCCAAACAAATCTGACTCGTCCGCAGAGTTAAGGTCACGACCCCAAGTCTTAAGAACGTCAGCTGGCATCATGATACCTTGAGCGTTAGCACCGTACTGTTGAGCAGCAGCGCGTGAACACTCAAACTCGAAAGCAGCTTCATGCTGTGCGCGAGCGTCATGTGGGTTAGCTAAAGCACGGATGGCTTTAATTAGAGAGAAGCGTTTAACTTCTTCTTTGTCCATACCGATTTCTTTATTTTCTAAAGCAGCAGTAGAACCGATTTTCTCTAATACGTCACCACGGAAAGACTCGATAGAGATTCCTTTAGCGATAGCTTCACGAGCCATGTCGCCTAAGTTGTGACGTGCGCCTAGTTCTGCGATTTCCGCAGCGTTACGTTGTGCAGCTTTGCGAGCTTCCGCTTCAATCGCTGCAATATCTACTGTATCAGACATAATTGTCTCCTTAATTTGTTCAGTAGGTTTTTCTTCAGGGTTGATTGAAGTTTCACTTGAGCGACCAACGCCAACGGTGACATCCGCAGGTATTGAAACCAAGCTTGCTTCTACAGGTCGCCAACGCTTCGCAATGTAAGTGTCTTTGTCCTTCTTTTCTAACTTGCTGATTGAATATCCTACGCTAATATTAGCACGGATACCATCAACTACATCGTCAAATGCTTCACGAGCAAGTCCGTTCTTACCGAATCGCACTTTAGCACGAAGACGTTTCGTACTTTCGTCAAGCTCAACAGATTCTACCACCCCAATTTGTTTCTCTGGGTCATGGTCTAATAGTAATGGAGCGCGTCCACTACCTAAGAAATCTAAGTCAATAGCGTCTTTGCTATGCTCTAATACTTCATAGCCAAATGAGCGCATTACTGGCTCTTCTGTGCTAACAGCAATCATAGCAGTACGCTTGTCTTCGTCGATAGGCTTATAACCTATCTCCATTGAGCGATGCTCTACTTTGCCAAGTGAGCGCTCTTCGTTAAAGTCTAGCTCTTCAGGCTCTTCAGCCTCTTCTGCTAACTCCTCGATATCAATCTCTTCAGATTCTATCTCTTCAACGATTTCAGAGACATCTTTTTCCTCTGCCATCATTCTTTCCTCTTCGTTATTAATACGTTTAACTTCTTTCTTCGCCCATGAGTACCCAGCGTTACCGCCCCATAGTAGCCATGCAATCGTGAAAGCATTCTCACCACCATCATTCTCTTTCTCGCCATAATGCTTGTCGTAGTTCGACGAGTGGCGTGAAAAATACGAATACATTCTTTTAATAGTGCTGTCAGATAAATCTTTGTTATTACTAATATCCCTAGCACGAGCAACACCAACATCAGTACCACCACGACCATACTCTTTGCGTAGTTCAAGCCCACGCTTTGCGTTTTTACGCATCTGGTCATTAGGCTTCGCCATCGTCCTCTCCACCTACAGGCGTGAATTGAGCGCCATACGGCTCAAGCTGATACTGAATACCAAACTGCTCCATCAAATCTCTATCTCTAGCAATCTGACTTAATAACTCTTCTACATCCTTACCGTATTGGCTCGCTACATCTTGTAGTGACAGTATGCCAGACTTAAGACCTAGAACGGCAGCATTCATCTCTTTCTGTGGGTCTACCCAATTCCAAGCTCGACCACGGAACTCTGCAGCGTCAATAAACTTATCTAACTTAAATGCAGGATAGCGAATTGTGCCAGACTCTTGTGCTGAGTATAACCAAGCCTCAAACACAGGACGCACTAAATGCTCAATCATCATTGACTGTATATTTCTATACATATCACGCTCTTCTAGCGCACCTTGACGTATAGATGAGTAAGATGTAGCTTCTAAATCGTTACTTACTGCCGTATAAGAGATACCTAGACCACTGGCAATACCTTTTAGCACTGACTTGTGGAATGTATCGAACTCATTAGACGGGAATGCAGGGTCAAACGTCTCAAAGCCAACACCAGCTGGTAATTGGTGGAAACTAGCAGGTTCTGCGCTCATAATCGGCACATCTTGATCCATATCATCAGGAACAAAGCCATCTCCCTGCGGAGAGGTAAAGAAGCCCATCTTAGACGCGCCAACACGAGCATTAATTACTGCTGCTTCACGGAATCCAGACAATTGCTTAATCGCTGACATCGCAGGTGAAGTCCAAGGCTCGCCTCTGGTCTGACCAGCACGTAATGAAATGAACAAATGGATCACTCTATCTGCTTCAATACGGATGTACTTCTTACCAGTGTTCATGCCAGTGTAGTCATAGTCACCCTTATGATAGTTAAGGAAGTGATATGCCACTGGACGCTTGTACTTATCAAGCTCTACACCCATGCGAATCTCGTTACCATTCTGCAATGTCTCATTCTTCTCATGGTCGATGTATTCTGGCTCAAGGAATTGCAGTGAGAAGGTGTCGTGGAAGTCAGGAGAGCGATGTTTAAGGATAAATACCTCACCATCCTTTGCCCATGCTTCGATAGCTAGTTTCTGTGCGTCCACAAACGTCATTTTACCGTCTACAGTACAATTACCTAGCTTACACCACTTCTTAAACGCTTTTTCTATCTCATCATTGCCTAATTGGTCTAATTTACCGTCATTATTGATAGCTTTAGACTGCAATGTGAAGCCTTTATCGCCTACTACATTGTTCTTTAGCAGCTCTAAATAGCGCTTAACATACTCGTTATTTCGGGCTAAATCACGGCTTCTAGCACGTAATTTGTTTAATACTGGGCGTAATTCGCTATCAGCACTACGCTCTGAGCCAGCAAAATCGTTAAATAAACGACCTGTAGACGCTGAGGCATAGCTACGCTTGTGAACCTTAGCTGGTTTTTTCTTTGGCTTAAGAAAGTCAAATATAGCCATCTTAGAATCTCACCTTAATAGTTGATTGCCCAGTCTTACCGTTGCGAATGTCATGCAGACGTTGCTCTTTTACCACTTCTTTGCGGTAGAAGTCTCTTACGTCTGTTAACTCGGCAAATGACATCTTAGTTAACGACCGACCAGCAATAGAGTAGCTAGATACGTCAGAATCAGCCTTACCTTGTAGGATAGACTCAATCTTAGCCACCATAATCTCAGCATGAGTTCTAGCGTCTACGTTGTTACCATCCAAGTCTTCTACAATATCAACTGTGCCAGTCTGAATAACCACACGGTTACCAGATGAAATCTGTTCAACTTCTAACTGCCAGTGGTAATGACCTGCATTGTAGTCATCTGACTCTGAGCTTTCGATAGTGAATACATGTACACCATCGACATTAGTAGCAACCACGTTAATTTCGTCGTTACCACCTTGCGAGAATCTAGCAATGTATCGTAGGGTATAGTCTGCCGGTGGGTATGTAGCTGACAAATCTGGACGCTTCCAACGTCCGAAGTCGCCAACAGTGAACCTAGTAGGCTCTGTTGTTGGTGCATTGTCAATATCGAATATGTTTGCCATGTTATCGCCACGAATTAATAAAATTCTTCCCTGCTTTAGGCACAAAAGCCTGTTTAGCAGGATTGTTTTTGTCTTCTACAGGCTTCGCAGCCTTGCCATTAGCCATTTTGTCAGCCAATGTATTAATATCCACGTTGAGTATACCACAAGCTGCAATAGAATACACCATGCAATCAAGTGCTTCATTTCGTGTCCGTGTTTTGATGTATGCTCTCTTCTTAAACCCTTTATGGAAGCGTGTTACAGCCTTTTCTGCCGTTAACTGCTTAAAGTACTCATCATCTAGTGTTTCATTGAAGTGAACATAGCCACCACCTTGCTCATTCTTGCTTAGTCTGGCGAACACTAAATCCTTAACTGTATCTACGCCAACAGGGTATAGCGCACACTTACCAATATTGTTCTTACTCGGTCTGCCAACGATAGGTTTACCGTCACCACCTATACCTTTTATGGCAAATACGCGTCTACTAGCGTGTTTCTTACAGAATTGGTACACAGAGTTAGTAAAGTGACCACCAGAATCCACACAAGTTGCCGTAATCTGTATAGGGCTACCATCTTCCTTCTGATACTTTGCAAAGATACGACTCTCTAACGCACCCCACAACTGAGGTGTAGATGGGTCGCCATACATAGTCTCATGGTTTATTACGTACATTTCCTCATCACGACCATACCCTATAACAGATATCTCCAGTCGGTTATCCTGTACGTCAGCACCAGCCGTCATAAATACGACATCGTTAGGGATGTTTATCATCTCCTCTCTGCGCTTGGCTAGTTCCATCTCGTCAATCTGTTGCCCTTGGTCTTCCCATGACTCGCCCAAGTAAGTATTCGTCCATACTCGTAATTGCTCGGGGTTAGACTTGGCGCTAAGAAAATCTCTTACGCCATCAGCCAATGGTGTCCATGGTGAGTATAGTGCTGATATGTGAAACCCTGCTATGCCGTTAAATGGCTCATCAGCTATCCACTTACCATTACGTATAGACCATCTTCTATCACTGTCCGACCATTCCACACCGCAATGCTCGCAAATGTAACAAGCTGCGTCAGGGTCATCATTATACCACTTAACGTTCTTCCATCTCATTACTTGCGGTTCTTTGCAGTGTTTGCACGGTATGTGATACTTGCGCTTATCTGACTTCTCGTATGATTCTTCTATACGGCTTGCACCCTTGTTAGTGGGCGTACTTACCATAATAATCTTACGATTCCAGAACGTACTGGTACGCTTAACCGCTAGTTGTATTGGGTCACCCTCTTCGCCAGCAGAAGTAGGATATCTATCCACCTCATCACAAAGTAGTACTCTGATAGGACGAGATGCCAGACCAGATGGGCTATTTGCACCGACCATCGTTAGTGCGCCACCAGCGAATAACTTATGTAGTGTCGTGTTACCAGAGTCACGAGAGCGTGGGTCTTTGACTTTATCTCGTAAGCATGGGGTAGAGCGTAATAGACCAGCAGTTACACGGTCTTTACTGAATGCTTGTGCCATGTCCAGTGTGGGCTGTAGTACTAATATCGGGCTAGGGTCATTATCGATATGGTAGCCAATGATGTTAAGTATCGCCTCAGACTTACCTAACTGCGCTCCAGCCATAACAACGACCTGTCTATTCTCAGGCTCGCTACACGCATCCATGATGCCACGCTGATATTCGGCACGGCTAGTATACCAACGACCTGCCTCGGCACTACTTTGCGAGTCTAGTCGTCTTTTTTGGTCTGCCCACTCGCTTACTGTTAGCTTTTTTGGTGGTTTTAGCGTCCACATTGCTTTCATCAGTTCGCTCGACAGACGCCTTTGTTGGATCAGTCTTTGGGTCATAGTTTGCCAGCTCTTCTAGTGCTTCGTTGATTAAATCTTCTAGGATATCTTTGCATATCGCAGAGTCGTGTTCCGTGCTTACTACTGGTGCTGCCTTAGTTGGCACTGATAGTAGCTTTGCTTTCATGGCTGTTAGCACATCATTCCACGCATCGACAACATCCTCAGTGACTACGAGTGTACCATGAACTCTCTCTAGCTCTAATTCTGCCAGTTCTGCCTCAGCATTCATCTTTCTCGTTCTAGCAGCATCGTAATCAGAACCTAGTTTAACTCCACCTGTACTCATGTCTTCTCCGTATTAGTTGCAACAATAATGTTATGTTATAACGATATAACTGTCAACTATATAGACCTGTGGATAACTCGCACCCCTTTTATCCACAATGGTTAGGATGATTATCCTAATAATTAGGTTAGTTTAGCAAAATTCTGTCGCTAGAAAGACTTCGCACTCGGCAAGCACCCATGACATATGGCTCTGGGAGTACCTTTTGCAAAAGTTATCCACAGAGTTATCCACAGAAAGCCTTGGGCAATGTATAACTTTTATTTTGCTTGTGGATAAGTCTACGATATCTGTGGATAAGTATATAAGTTATCCACATGCACCTAGAACGCGCTGAATCGCATTGTATGACGCGCAAATGTGCGCTGATATATTCGTATAGGTTTTATTATTTCATGCGCTTAGAGTGCGCTTAAGATTGTAAGTTTATTGTGTGATGGTGTGATGGTGTGATGGTGTGATGGTGTGATTAATTGAGGGCAAAAAAAAGAGGCTTAAAGCCTCTAATAAATAATGATTGATAATAAAAGAAATAGACAATAAAAGCTTATACTGCCAATGATAGCAACAAGCCACGCCATAAGCTCATCATCCATGCATTAACCCCCATATAGAGATATAAAGGATAAACCCCATCGCAAAATAAAAAGCTATAGCAATTATCTTAGTGATGCGCTGAATCATTGCCATTTTTCTATTAAGAGGGAATTTAATAATATTATCGTCGTTTGATGCTTTTAATGCTGAACCGTTCATATCTTACCCCTTAGTGATGGCGCGTAAAAGAACGCCATATAAACAAATAATAATCATAATCATGTAATAAACTAAGTCGATGCTCATAATTCACCCCTTGTTGTAAGTAAAAACTGTTTCATTTTCACCATAGTAAAACCATCTCTCAAGATTGCCTTTGTGGTCATAGCATTGTGCCGTTTTGCTAGACTTTTTGCGCCACTTGTAAAGAGTGTTACCACGGTTGAACCATTCACCTATATCTAGATCTTTAAATTGTTTTATAGCCATAATTATTTATCACTCTCTCTTATTTCAAATCCTAAATTCGCATAGTCATTATGATAGCGTCTACCCATATTTATTAATAATAAAGCCTCTTCTGTTTCGATGTTGTTACGCTCCGCAAACGTTTCAATGCTTATATAATTATTCCAATAATCTAAAAATAATTCTCTTAGTTTTACGTTAATGCTCATTATTCAACCTCGCCATACTCGCTATGGATAAGCTTACCGCAACACTCACAAGTGAGCGGCTCACCTTCCCAATACTTTACCCCGTCGATAAGGTCGATATCTGTATACTCGGCATTATCAAACTTGTATTTGTCTATGCACCCAACACACACAACGCAACACAAGATACCATCATAAAAATAATCAATTTCTGTATACATAATATTAATACTCCTCTTTTATTATTCGCTCGCATTCTTCAATTTTTTGTCTATATCCTACTTGATCCAGTCCTAGCAACTTATCTGTAATACTATCAGTACTATGCATGCAGCGTATGCCGTGATCTGTATTAGTTGCACTAACTATAAAGCGCTCACCGTATCCATTATTAACAATAAAAGCGAATATCTGCTTGTTATGGTCAAACAATCTTATACCTCGCTTTAACTTCTTATAATACCCGTAACAAGTACCGCTTTTCTCAAATAGACTTTGATTGAATTCTTTATCGTTACTAGCAAATTTTACACCATTAAATAAAATCATTTTCTACCCCTTATTAAAATTGTCTAATAATTAAAAAACCTTCACCCCTAGCTACTACGTATTCCATTATTTCATGTATGGGTGTACTAAAATATTCGTCCTTAACCTCTTGAAGGCTTGCATATTCAGAGTATTCACAGCGAAGATCAACACGGTTAAATGCTATATCCTCGCCAATATCCTCGGATAACTCTTCTATATAGTTAATTAGCCCCTCTGCCCCCTCATGAGTCCAGTGTGCAAATTCATCATTCAATAATTCTTGTATCATTTCGTTTTTTGTTGGTTGAATATAGATCATTATTTGATCCCCTTTTCTAAAGTAAGTAAAATTACATGTAATGTATATAAATCCGGAATGCCTTTTATACTGCCATTTTTGCATGCATTAAAAGCCTTTTCAGTAATAGGCAACAGCTCGATACCCTCACCCTTGCTATAAATTTCAAAGCCTATATTTTTCGCTTGTTCTACTAGTTCAATCAATAACATTTTGTTCACCTCTCTAATAAGTTCAAGCGCATATTAAAACAAGCAACAAAAACGTTGTAATAACTTTTCGTTATATGATTATAAGTTTATAGAATATGGGGATAACTTTTTGGTTATATGCTTATAACCGAATGGAATAACGATTTTGAGATATGCTTTTCGGGCGCACCACATAGGCAACCGTGGGATAGTAAAGTAACCGTGGGATAGTAAATTGCGCCCCCATTACCCCCCAATAGCTAACCGTGGGATAGTAAATTGCAACCGTGGGATAGTAAACCCCTTAAAGTTTTTCACTTTATGAAATATTTTTAGGGGTAGCCGTGGGATAGTAAACCGTGGGATAGTAAAGCTAAAGCTTCATTGTCCTTAATGCTAATCTTGTAGACGCTGCTATTTGTCTATGTATCCTTGCAGTAAATGTATTGGCAGCTATCTTACCTGATGGGAACTTCATCTTGTCTATACGATACTTTCTATGCATCGATACGTGCATTAATAACTTGGTGCTTACTGGCTTAGACTTTTTCTTGCCTACTTTCTTAAATACTTTACGTTCCCATAGACCTAAATATCTATCTCCAGACTTGTGCTTAGGTATACCAACGAAAAACCTACTTTGACCACCTCTAGTTTTTAGAGCTAGTTTTTGCTTAACGTAAGACTCTTTTCCTTTACCCTTGCCATAGTTCTTCATGCGTCCTGATGACGTCTGCGCTGGCTTCATTGGTGACACTAACCTCTTACTGCCAGACTTAGGCTCGATTCTAGCACCATCCAGTACACCTTCCATGTAACCGTGCGTATTCATGTTGTAGAACAACTGGACGTTTAAGTCTTTCTTCTTAGAGCGTGTGAACCTTGGTGAACTTCTAGTGTAAGCGTTAGCCTTATCTAGATACCTTGGTATTTCTTTCACTTGTTCCTTGCGAATAGCAACGATTGTCTTGTTCATAGCGTGAGACACGATAAAAGGCGCTTGCTTTCCGTAAGCGTCAAGCTTACTGGCTAACTTCTTTGTATCTATGTTTATGCTTATCATGTGCGCCTCTAAGATAACCGTGGGATAGTAAACCATGGGATAGTAAATATTTTACCATAAATCACGGATTAACTCTCCATCCATTCCCTCATCTTCTCATTGTACGTCTCAATGCGTATCTTAGCTTGCCTGTATAACTGCTGGTCAGTTAACTTTGGCTTATCTTCCTTGTTGCCTGTCGCCTCATACTTTTTCAGCGACCTTTCATGCATGTCAATGAAGGTACGGTCAAAATTCAACTGTTGCTTCTCACTGTCGTATTTCTGCTTCGGATAGTATGGTCTGCCACCCCTATCTTCACTCTCACCCTTAACGCCTATTGACTCTGCAATATCAAACGTATTAGCCCCACATGAGTAGCAATGCGCCCATACACTACCAGTCGTATCATAGTTAATCTGGACAGCCATTCTATTATTGCCATTATGCACTGGACACTTAGCTCTGTAGGTAGAGCTGCTTACACGTCTCACGCCATCCATCCGATTGATAAAGTCATCTATTTCTCTGTAGTTCTTCATGCTACTTTCCTCTTAGCGTACTTAATATTCAAATGCTTTAAATAGCTCTTGGTCTCATCTGACACATAGTATGCCTGATACGGTTGTATCCGATTAGGGAATACACCAAATCGCTCCTTATACTTATTAGCTGCCCAACCTTTCTTATAGCCTTTGTGCTTACCGTGTAGTAGTAGCTCACTAAAGAACTTGGCTTTCTGCTCAGTAGAAACCACCTTGTTTGCGTCACGCTTGATCTTAACCAACTCTTCGCCATCGGTTTGTAGCTGCTCAGTAATTGGTATCTCATACCCACACTTACAACGTAACCCCATCATCTCTGCGCCACATACAGGGCATGGCTTAACCTTGGCTTCTTTCTTCTCCTTAGTTAATGACTTTTCGTTATACTTTTTCTCGCCATCATCCAGCTCATCAGGCACTACCGCCTCAGCAAAGCCCCACTTACGACAATTGCCAGCATGGTCTAAGTAGACTGCTCTATCTTTACCCTCTGCTGTACGCATAATACGACCTGCTATCTGCACGTAGTTAGTCAGGTTAGTTGGCTTGCAATCTATGATGCATGACGTAGTAGGCGAGTCGTAACCAGTGGATAGTAATTGACTGCACGACAGTATCTGGAACTCACCGTTATCGTGTGCATCAAACAACTCTTGTCGCATATCGTCCTTCATATATCCGTCAATGTGATAAGCACTAACACCGTGAGAATTAAATAGCTCGACTAGGTATTTACTATGCTTAATACTGGGAGAAAACGCGATTGTTTGCATACCCTCAGCGTGTTTAAACCAATTCTTGACTATATCCCCAGATAACCTGTCTTTATCCTCTTCTGTGCGTCGAGAAAGCTCTTTTTGGTCATAGTCATACATGCCACCGGCTGTTTTTACTCTCTTGATACCCTTAGTGTCAATCTTAGCACCGCCATAGTAATCGACAGGCGTGAGATAACCCATATCAACTAGCTCTAATGGAGTAATTGGTACTATGAGGTCATTGTAGTATTTGCCCATACCGCGGCTATATGGTGTTGCCGATAAGCCTATAATTGGAATCTTGGTCCAACGCTCCATCTTGTCCATTAGCCACTTATACATTATGTGACACTCATCCACTAAGATAAGGTCAAAATCCATCTGACCTCGATTCCTCATTCGTGATAATGTCTGTACTGAGCATATCTGTATAGGTGCATTCCAGTTAGTTCTTATGTGCTGACCTTGCATAACACCAACTTGTAACCCTAGTTCATCAAACTTCTCCATAGCTTGCTGTACTAACTTGATACGGTCACATACAAATGCTACACGCTTACCTTTCTTAACTGCGCTCATAGCGATGAATGCAGCCAATATCGTTTTGCCGAATGAGCATGGTGCTGCTAACACCACACGGTTCATGCCCTTCTTGAGGCTATGACGAATCATGTCGATAGCCTTTTCCTGATGAGGTCTTAATTGCATATACCCCCCTCTAACAGATGCTTAATTACATCTACAGTCCACCCATTACCTAAAACTTTCTGACATTGATTGTAGCTTAGTATATCTGTGTAGCCATCTGGAACGGTTTGACATCTCTCAAGCTCTCTGCGAGTTAGGTATCTACAGAAATCTTCATGTTGTATAAGACCGCTATTAGGTTGACGGTCTTGCTTTACTGTTAGGCAATATGCTTTATCGCTATTTGTTATATTGTAACAGCCACCAGATTTGCCACCTGTGCCATTACCGTCTGCCCACATTTTGCGTCTACTTGGTGTGTCATTAACCTTCGCTTCTGCAAGCATAATTGGATCGGTATCTTTTATATCTTGAAATGATATGCCTTTATCTATAGGTAAGTCTTGCTCCCAATTAAACCAATACCATCTCGGTCTTTTCTGTGCGCTTAAAACTTCACTGTTAATAAATACACCTTCTACACCAGTAAATTCATTTATAACCTCTAAGTTTTCTTTCTTCATCCTTACGTTTTCTAGCAAAAACTTAACGCTTGGATTTACATCTTTAACCTTGTTAAGTATCTCAATAAACGTAAAAAACAACACAGAGCGTTGGTCGTTAAAAGCTAACTCTTTACCTATTCGTGAAAACCCTTGGCATGGGCTACCTGCCAAAACTAAGTCAAAGTTCCAATCGATATCCCACTCTTTCCATTTAGTTACATCCCCTAGACGTATGATGTCAGGGTAATTATGGTTGCTAACATTAATAGCGTGTTTATCTATCTCACTACTGTAATACTCACAATCAACGCCCATTTTATCCAGTGCAATGCGCCCACAACTCATGCCGTCAAACAAACTTAATACTCTCATTAATAATCCCCTTTAAATAGATCTAATTGCCACTCACAAGTAAAACCACAATCACTTGGCATATCTCTCTTGAAGTTACCTCTATTCGGGTCTAGCTCATCAAGAAAAACCTTGCCATCTTTATCTTTTAATAGCGCGTGATTTAACTCTCTTTCCATTTTTGCCATTCTGTCAAAGTGGTCAGGAAAATCTTTGCGTATAGCATTCCAATAACCCATCCCACCTTTAACACAACCAATACAGTTATTATTGTTATAACCAAGCTTATACATTTGCGGAAGCTCTATACCAATATCTAAGATAAACTGCTTACATTCGGATTTACCGATGTTTTTATCCAGTAGTGGAAACCATGAATCAACATCATTGTTAGAGTCAATAAACCTATCTGCTCTATCTTGCTCTTCTGCCGTGTAACCAAAAACCTGTAAATCATTAGGTTGCTGATATGACTTTCTGACATTCTTTTTAAGAATCATAGTGCATGGCGCACCCATTTGACCTTTTATAAACTTTCTTTCTTTAAATACTTCGTAGATAGAGTAGTTATGCTTCTCAGAGCCTATAATCTCAACTTTAATTCCAGTTGCTTTTTCATAATCCTTAAGAAATCTAAGATTATCTTCTGATTCTTCAGCCACTCTGCAATACACTGCTTTTAGTTCAGGGTATTCCTTACTCGCAATATAAGTTGCGTAAGCACTGGCAGCTCCACAGCTAAACCAACTAATAACTCTACTCATCATTAACCCCTTATTCTTTTGTAATTCCAATATTGCCCTTAACAGGCACGATATTTCCTCTTATAGGCAGGTGAGTGTTGTCATGACTGAACAAAGTAACAGTGAACGTGCGAGCTGAACTATCTGTTATCTTTAAGTCAAATACCGCAAAATCACCAGAGCTTTCATTAGTCAGTGTTTGTCTCGCTACTTCAATATTAATTATTTGATGTAAAACTAAACCATTCATATTTTATCTCCCGTTGGTTGAGACTAAATAATAAAACAAAATTATGGATCAGAATAAATAACGTTTTGTAATATGCTTATAAGTTTATGATATATGAGGTAAGTTCTTTGATTGGGTGTAGGTTTTTGTATTGCAGGACGCCACAATCTGCCTTGTGGTTAAAACCTTCTTTATCTGTTTGACCATTCTTGTAGTAAGTGCATTTTTGCCAATATTCTTTCTTAGTAATAAACCCTAAATACTCTATTTCATTTTTCTTCTTATTGTAACTAGCAAATACATAAAGAAAGCAGTTCATATTTTTTTGAGATGCGCCAACATGTGCATTGTAATTCATGCTTGCATCTACATTTCTATCTTTTGTTTTTATGTCAATAGTTACACCCTCAACAACAAAGTCATAGTCATATACTTTGTCACCAACATGACTATACTTTAGGCTATGACCTTTTAATCCAGCAATAAAGCATAGCTCTCCTATATTACCTACGTACTGCCCAGTTCCATTACTTAGTATGGTTGTTTTATTAAATGAATCATTAGAACATTTTTCTTTAGCTTCCAATAGAATTTCATTACTTACTTCCATATATTTCTCCAGACAATAAGGGGTCTATGATAGGCTGTTGGTCAACCTGTCGGTATGCTTTACTTTATATTTAACTACTGGCTAATCCTTTGCCTTTACCCATCGTTTACATGCTCAATCTGCATATTGGAGTAATTTCGTTTTCCCATCTCATCCAGTCATCAGCAAGTGATTTAACTAGGTGTCATCCTAGCAGTGGTATCACCATGTACCACCCTGTCTGGCTCATTAGAGCAAGTTGACCGTAACGCTGTTTATTCCCGCCTATCAGAGGTCGGATGAGATTTCTTGCTTTCTTGAGCGGATGCACAATGAGACATCACAATTTAACTAGGCTCGACTAGCTCAACTGGTGCGATTTCGCTTGATAAATATGGGGGTGTCACGTAGAATGTCTTTGTCGACAAGGTTTGGTAACGTACCTCTTTACTTATCAAACTGGATTGCCGTCCAGTCGATGAATTGAATATACTTTACTTTTGTAGTGGAGTAAAGAGAAAAGCCCACATATTGTTGGGCTTTTTTTGTGTCTGATGTATACTGGTTTTAGTGGGCGCATTTAATATGCAAGGATGCGTTCATGCTAGTAGATGTTAATTAAAGCCCCTTGATTGGGGCTTATTTATGCTTCGGTAGTTTTATTCATAATTCAATCTCCAGAGCTTTAACTTGCATCAATAAAAATTCTTCATATAGACTGTTTTCACCGTACTTTTTTATGATTGCTTTAATAGCTTCATCTGTATCACCCCAAAAACAACCTAGTTTGTGCATAACACAGTTGGCGTGTTTAACTGAATAGCATGTGCGCTTCTCTCCTTGTGGCGCTTGCCACTGCATTATTCCCATAGCACCGCTTAAATTAACACCGCTTAAATCAGCACCCCTTAAATTCGCACCATTTAAATTAGCACCGCTTAAATCAGCACATCTTAAAATAGCATCTCTTAAATCAGTATATATTAAATTAGCATCTCTTAAATTAGCACCGCTTAAATCAGCGTCGTATAAATCAGCACCTCTTAAATCAGAAACGCTTAATTTAGCATATTTTAAATAAGCACCTTTTTTTATCTCGTAGCCATTAACTATCATAATTCAATCTTCCTTAATGTCGAAGCCAAGCTCACCATCTTCATGGGCTTGGTAAGCTGCACCAGCTAACATTTGATGAAAAGGCGTTCTTCCATCTTCATCTTCAAAGCAAATAACTTGTTTTATCGCTTTGACAGCATCAACGTTATCAGTAACTATCAAATGAGTATCATGTTCTATTGAGCGCTTTAAACCCTGAAAACCAATAGCAAAAACAAGCTGACCACCTTTGATTTGAAAAGTGGCGTTTTCGTTAAAAGATAGTTCTGCCTGTCGCTCAAGCTCGAAAACTTTGTCTTTTTCTTCTGATAGCCTTGCCGTTAACTCGCCAAACTGAATTCTTGCTTTATGACCTTGTGGTAAAGTCGCTAATATTTCAGCTAAGTCCATTTCTCGCATTGGTATATCTGACATTAAATTTCTCCATTTAGTTTTGTTTAGCATAACTTCTCTTGTTTTAATAAATTCTATTGGGCTTTTTTATATCTATGTGTATGCTTATTATCAGTGGGCGCATTTAATATGCAAGGATGCGTTCATGCTGGTAGATGTTAAGTATAGCCCCTTAACTGGGGCTTATTTATATCTCAAAGAAGTGTATCGGCTTCCATTCTCTTTCGCGGGCTAAACTCATCAGTACACAAGAATCGCCTCATATACATACTGCTATTAGTGATATTGACGTTTACCTGTCGTAGGTATGGAATCAACATGCCAGAGTTAACCTTAGTCTGCTTAATTGTCTTACCGTTAACGTAATAATCAATTATGCCACGTCTAACAGAGTCAATCATATTCAAACCATCCATGGCATTAACCACTTGCTCTAACGATAACGTGCCTTTCTTAAACTTGTAGTGGTTGTCACCTATCATAAGTAATGCTCCGTAATGAAGTCTTCCAGATTCTTAATCTGTTCTTTGGTTAGGGTTATTTGCTGCTCATTAAACTTAACTGAGTAAACCACGGCATAGTTATCAACGCGAGTTTCCGTACCGAACTCATGGTCAAAGCTATTATCTTCCACCACTTCCTCATACATAACATCAAGGTCAATGAACCCGAATGCCTCACAATCTAATGTAATTGTCTCATATACCATCTTAATTACTCCTTATCTAACTCAATGCTTCGTTTAATGCTTTGTATGGCTTCTTCTTTATCTTGGAACATATCTTTATGCCCACGTAGTCCACTGCATAACATTTTCTTAAGGGCATGTTGCATAGCTGGGCATCGCACATTAAATGCTTTAAGCACATCATACACATCTACACGCACACCTTTTATCGTGCGAACGTACTTGCTGTTATTATTAGCAAGATTCGCTTTTATTGTCTCTTCACACATCATTTCCAAATCTTCGTAATAGTTCATAGCACACCTTCCACTAAGAATTGTATAAATGCCAACGCTATAACAAACCATAGCGCAAAGTATAGGCTAATTAAAAAGTCGATTACCTTCTTTGTCTTACTCTTCATCTTTAATCTCCTTAAACTGAATATCGAACCCCATAGCGTTCATGCAAGCAATCAAGTTTAAATATGACGGTAAACCTTTACCGCTCATCCATTTCTGAATGTTGTTAATATGAATGCCAGATTTCTCACTTAGTTGAGCTTGCGTAAAACCACTTATATGGATCATCTTTCGCAATGCATTGGTCAAGTCATAGCTAGACATACCCTCAACCTCTTTGATGGCTTCTGGGGTATAAAAATACGGGTTTTTCTCACACATTAGCGTATCTTTCCTGTCCATCCTGACCCTTTAAGAGTGAAGTTTGACGCATAGAACACTTTTTCCAATTTGCCATCACATTTAGGGCAATCTTTAAGTGGTTCTTCGGTAATACGCTGAATAGTCTCGAACTGGTGTTCGCATTTATCGCATTTGTAATTGTATGTAGGCATTATTTATCCTTATTTCTTTCTTCTAAGATGGTTTCGTATAAAAAAATAATGTGAATAACTGACTCTGCCAAAAAATAGGCATCATCATATCTTTTTTCATTATTTGCTATTTCATACATGTGACCAAGATACTGTATTATCTCGTCATGCTCTTGTTTGCAGAAAATGTCAAAACGTTCCATATAACCCCCTTTTAGTAATGGTACAAAGGGGATTATACATAATTAGGTGGGTTGTGCAACAGAAATGTTTTATTAATATCCGATAAAGTCGATATAACCTTCTTCACCGTCTTCTCTTTTAGCTTTTATCAGCTTAAGTTGCTCACGGTAATGCTTGGCTATCTCTTTCTCTTCGTCTTTTGATATCTTCATCGGCTTATAAGCTCGCTCGGTCAGTAAATCAAGCAAGCCTTCACCTAATATCGATTTTACCCATTGAGAATGCTCTAATGGATGCTCACCAAGGTAGTTATGACAGCCAGCGCACAAGCAGAAGCCATTATCTTTATGCCAGCGAGTGCTTCTACCTCTGCGACCATAAAAATGACTTAAATGACATGCCTGTGGGTTATGTCTGTTGTTTTTACCGCAATGCTGGCAATCGTAGTCATGCGCTTCACGCACACAGTCGGAAAATGCCTTGTCTGCTGGTGTTCTTTTGATGCCACCGAATGCCATAATTACCTCAAATGTTTCCGTCACGGATTTTAGCGAATTGGCTATCTTCTGGCACAGGTAAAGCTATGCCTTTATCAGTAGCCCAAGCAAGCATCTTCTCCATGTAGTTAAAGAACTCGCCTTTCTTCATTTTACTTGTTTCTGGGTAGAACACTATTTCTTTGTTTGCTACCACTTTTGTCTGACCGCCAATAAAATATAACTTCATCATATCTTTTGCATGATGCTGTTCCATATTGGTTACTTCGCCAGTATCAGGGTCAGTTAATCCAATACCGTTGTCATTACACCACTGCGCTATGACTCTGTACCACTTTTCAGCCAAGTCGTTCTGATTAAGACTTCTTACTGGCTGATACTTGCGCCATACTATTTCTACGCTGTGATTCCAGTTAAAGTTTTCTAACTCCGACTTAAGAGTATTAAGACGACTGTCAATATGTTGCTTAGAGTCAATCTTCAAGAACTTCATAGATAAACTCCATCTCATCAGCATCAAGTGCTATGCATATATTACGAATTACACTTAGTTTAGCGTCACTGCATTTATGCCAACGGTAAATCTGTTGACTAGCTATGTTTAACCGCCTAGCAAGCTCAGGGGCGCTAACCCCTGCAGCTAGTTGGTAACGCTTTAGTACGTGACCAAATTTCATTAAGACTCCTTAAAATGGCAAGTCGTCGTCTAGTTGGATTTCTTTGACGACCGCTTTAGGCGCGTCAACACGTTGCTCTTTAGGTGACAGGCTAATTGAGAGTACAGGCGCGTTAGGGTTGTCGCCACTCTTCTTAGCCCATGCCGAAATCCAATATTCCACATTATCCACCGTACCTGAACCTTTATAATCAGGATGTTTATCTGTCTTCTTATCATCGTTCTTCCAAATAGCTATACGGTTATTGTTATCATAATTGCTCATTTTTATCTCCTAGTTACCTTTAATATATGCAACACCAGTTTCATCTAGTGCATCTTTTACTTTCTTCCAGTTTGGTCTTCCTCTGCCTAGTAGCCAGTTTTTAAGGACAAAAGGTGACACCCCGCACATACATGCGTAAAACTCAAATCGGTCAGATTTATTATCACTATATTCAGAGTCAAGATAGTCATTATCTTCATCCATCCAACTCATTAGATAGTTTTTCATATCGTCTAAATTTTTCATATTTTTCTCCACTTATCAGCTTCTAAAGTAATTGTTTTGCAAGCTGCTTCGACTATGCCAGCAAGCTTGTTAATGTATTCCTCGTCACGCTTTACACGCACGATAAGAATTTCTAGCTCAGGGTGAAACGATACAAAATCCCACCACTCTCGCTCTGTTATCCAAAGGCAACCTTGTATCTGTGGGTAGTATTTCATATCCACTGTGCCTCGACGTAAGTTTGCGATATGGTTTTCAGCTTTAGGGCATTTTATCTCAATGCCACCATCACATCCAACTAAACCATCTGGGCTACACCCTGCGTCAAAGTCATCATGTAGCATTAAGCCCATCTCTTTAACTTCGACTTCGCGTATAAACTCATACATGGCTTTTGCTTGTGGCTCTAAATCATTGCCACGTTGCATGTCATCGCTTTTGAATATTGCGGTACGTTCGCCAGTAAGCTTTTCTGCTACTAACTGATTAATGTAAGCATCAGCTTGCGTACTAGGCTTACCAGTAGGGCTTAAGAACTTAGCAAAGTTACTAGCAGTAGGTACGCCTAATCTAGCAGCTAACCACTCGTCCGTACCTTGCTCTACATCTACATGCCTACTCATTTCTTTCTGCCTAGTAGACCAATAGCTTTCTTAGCTTGAGCTTTAGTTAGCTCTTCAACATGGTTAACGTTAAAGGCTTTGCAAAACTTTTCTACATTAGATCCAGTTTCCTCGATAAGACGATTAATCTCATCAATGACATCTTTATCTATTGTCTCACTCATAACAGCAGGTAAATCTTCACCACTGTATATGTATAAGCCTAGACCCAACATACTCAATGCCTTTACGTAGCAACGTTGACGTGCCGTGTTAATGTGCATAGATGATGGATTAGATATTGGCTTATTACGAAAATCTAACACAGGCAAAAACATGTGTCGTGTAAGACTTTCTTCGCCTTCTGTTACTGTCACATAACAAGTCACCATCATAGTGCCATCAGGATATGTGGTTTCCTCAAACGTATGCGATGAGTTAGGAAAGTTAGACATCATTATGGAATGCGCCCAACTCCAAGACAGATACGTGAACTGCCCTTTCTTTTCAGTGTGGTCACTAACGTCTATTACAGACAAAGTATCCCACAGTTTCTTTGCTAACATATACTTCTCCTCGGTTGTTGCAAGTTCAATTCTACATAAATGTTTTACTATTGCAACAAAAAAGTATTGATTTCCTACATTATTGTAGTAGTATAAAAATTGTACAACTAATGAGGTGACTTATGAATAGATACGACATGCGAATACACAAAGCTATCAACCGTAAAGAGCGCCAATACAAGAGCATTAATAATAACGGTTACAATTCGATTAAAAGTGAGCTAGAGTATCGGCTATCAGAAGCATTGGCAGACCTTGAGCTATACGAGCCACACAGGGCTGAGATGCATATAAAATTACTGGAGCGGTAATGGATCGTAATAAGATGATTGAAGATAAGCTAGAGAACATAATGGAAGAACTAGCTTTTATCAGTGAGAAGTGTGGCGAATCCAATAATTTCGTATATCTAGAAAATATCGAGTTCGCCTTTCAGCACCTTGACTTAGCTTTATTTAAGGCTAAGACACTAAGTGAAGCACCGACACTACAATAACATCTTAGCCGATATCGTAGCTCTAGCAACTTCCCCATAATCACAATGGTAGGTGATGACTTTCGCGTCTCTGCCACTCATCCAACCACCTCTTGAGGCATACGCATCACTAGCGGCTAAGGTTCTGTGCTGCTCTACGACCATTAGGTTCGTTTCCTTGACGTCAATCGAGTGTAGATGACCCATGTGAGCGTAAGAATGCTCAGTTCGTCCAAACACCTCTCTAAACTTAGATGCGAATACGGTATCTATGTTGCCTACCTTGCGCTTATGACCATGATGGAAGAATAGACTAACGTTACCATGCTCGACACAGTAGTAAGTGTCTGCTGAGTTATCTACAGTCACTCTTGGCTCTATCTCGTACATTGATGCGAATAACTCACGTAGCCACGCCTCACTAGCTTGGTCATGGTTGGCATCACACATTAAGATATGTACGTACTCATACTTATCTAGCAGTAAACTTATAACATGACGTAATACTCTTATAGCCACACGGATTAACTTCTGGAATCTAGTGTCAGCGTCAAGAACGTGCTTAGATGCAGGTGTAACAGCGTCAAATCCATCCCAGTGCAAGAAGTCGCCTATGTTAGCTAAAACGGCTGTGCTTGCGTCTGGTGACGATTTAATGGCTGATTGAAACCAATTAACGAGCATGTCTTCTGCTATCTGTAAATCCCAGTCATCGCCAGTCTCTTCACCCCATGCCATCATGCCTAGATGGTAATCTGTAATGACATAGACATTCATGAGCTGCTCTATGTAGTTTCCGTAGGGTTGCTCTTTAGGTTGCACTGGTACAATCTCTGACTTCATAGCCTCTACTACTTCTCGCAGTGAGTCCGCAATGGCTTGTGCTTTACGATCTGTTTTTTCCCAAGTCAGCTTGATGTTACCGTCTTCATCGTAAAGTCGTGACTGACCTTTGATGATATAGCCATCTGGTTGTTTCTGAGCTTCTATTGGGTTGACGAATCGTCTTTTGCAGGAAGTGCATCTGTAGCGTTGCTTGCCAGTGTTTTTGTCGAACCCTTTCTTTATGTAAGACTCAGAGTGACAGTGTGGGCATAGTAGCATTTTATATCCTTGTCCTGAAAAATCAGGATGTTACAAGTAAGTGCCTACTATAGCTCAAATTATGAACAAAAAAAAGCCCCACGGTTAGGTGAGGCTTCAAGGGGTCGGGAGTGTGTATATGAGAACACAACCGTAGTATACATAAATTTATACTACTTGGTAACTTTTTTTACTTTTTCGAATGTACGTAGCCCGCCCAATCCTAGCATACCCATTAACACGGTCATTAGTGAACTCATGTCAAAGGTTGGTAGCTCTACTGGTTGACCAGTTGCATTTAATACGAATACAAGTAGAGGTTGGATTACAAAGTGATAAGATAATGCTACACCGCAAGTCCAGCCGATAAATGGACGCCAGCCACTGACAAAAGTAGACTTGTGCTTGGCTTCTTCTTGGTTGACTTTAATTTGTGCCATTGCTGACTCATGCGCTTGCTTCTCTGCTAACGTAGAGATTTCATGCGCTAACTTAGCCTTTTCGTCGGCATCTGGGATAAACTTGTCTAGTAGACCAGTTACGGCAGGTACGAGTAAGTTTAACATTAGTACGTCCAAACAACGGGAGCAGTATCCCTGAAGTCCAAATGGATAAAGTTTTTATCTACGCCAATACCATTAGCGCCAACAAGTAAACCAGTAGTTATTAGCTCGTGTCTCTCGACACCACTAGACACATATATGTCAAAGGCAATGCCTTGTCTGTGTGTTCCCACTTTACCTTTAGGCTTTCTTGCTTCTACTGGATGATTACTGCAGCGATAAGAAGAGGTAATAGTAAGAGGTCTGCCGACAATATCACGAACAGCTTGCAGCTTATCTAAAGCCCATTGCTGAACTCCATCGCTACCACAGCATGAGCATTGTAGCTCTTCAGATGCAAAGTTCTTAGTACTAGCCATTATGTTCTCAGGAAGTAAAAGGCTGTAGAGACGATAGACGCAAAGATAAGCCAGAATATTTTACTAGCGTTCTTGGCTGTCTGCTCGTTCTGTATCACGACTTTCTTAATGTCGATTACATCATCTTCCGTCTTGGCGGTTCTACGTTCTAGGTCGTCTACGCGCTCATCATGTCGAGCAAGCTCTGTCAGTACTTCGGTAATCTTACTGAAATTCTGATCCATTTTATACTCGAATCGGTCTATTCTTTTTTCAAGTTGCTCTGACATGGGAAAACTCTACAGGGAAATATAAGTATATTTTACACCAAAATTGACTTATCAACAATGATGCATATTACTCAACTTCTTTATCATCTGCTTTAAGTTCTTCCAACTCTTTTTGCATCACCGCAATCTGACCATGAGCTTCTGCTAACTGACCTGACAACTGTTGGTTCTGTTGCTGTAATGATTGGAACATTGCGTTAATTTGTGTTTCTTGATTATTGGTCTGGGTCATTTGGTTCTTCCTCTACTGGTTTCCAAGGTAAATGTTGATCTGTTCGGTTCTCTTGATCTATTTGCTTTAATATCATTCCAGATATGTGATTAAGATATTTTTCATCAATAATACCTTTTATCCATCCTATTACAACTTCTTCAGTGAGTGTATCAAGTTGCATGAATTCTTCTTCACTCAAATTACGAGCGCTAAATGGTGTTGCCCCAGCAAAAAACCCAGTACACCCATCTTCATCTGTGTACTCTGCTTTCCATTGTGTCTGACAAACTGCATTAGGCAAGACCACACCATCATTATTGACCT